ATGTTGAACCACTTTCAGTTTACGCTTTATCGGCATGATTTTCAAATCAAATTCGATCGTTATCGCTTAACCATGAGTCATTTGTTTAAGCGTTACGCACCTAGAAAATACCGAGAACGTCGAAATATTGAAAACTCCAAGTTGTCTGATGTCGCTTTACTGGCATTGATGTGTTTGAAAGTTCAATATCAAGTCGCAACTTGGCGAAAATTCTACCAGTTAGTTAGCGATATTATGCCTTCGCTACCGATGTTAGAGTATTCTCGATTTATGCGTCGCTGTAAAAATTTGGTTCCCATTTTCCAATCAATTCGTACCGGCTTAATCAAAAAGTCCAGTTATGGTGTTATAGCCATTATTGATAGTTTTCCATTGCCACTGTGTCAAGATAACCGCAAACTTCAGGCAGTTTTGTTTCACCGCTTTGCTGATGTCGGGTACAATGCCACCAAACAAAGGTATTATTATGGTTTCAAGGTGCACGTGGTTACGGACACGCAAGGGCTGATTCTTAACTATGAACTTACTCCAGCCTCAATTCATGATGTTAAGGCTGCTCCAGAAGTTATTGAGAACTGTCCATGCTCTTTGGTTATTGCCGATGTGGGTTATGTTGGCAAAAAACTTCAACATATTTTTGCTCAAATGGGCTATCAGTTATGGACACCATATCGGTCCAATATGCGATTAGCCAAGCAACACAATAGTCGACAACTTAAGAAACTTCGGCGTCGAATTGAAAGCTACTTTGCTGATTTAACACGTCAAGGTATTGAACATACACTTGCTCGTAGTTTAGGTGGCCTTCAAATGAATATTGAGGCAATTATGCTAACACACAATTTGGAAATCATGGGAATATTACAAACTAGCAACTAACGTAATATTTTCATTCATCCCATATACCTCATTTCAGACCATTCTTACACTACGAAACCTAATTACTCTCAATCAATTCAATTGCATCTTCAACACTTCTGCAGACGCCATATAAAACAGGTTTGTCTTCAATAAATTTCTGAAACTTAATCTGATCTTCTCTAAGCTTTCCAGTTTCATTTTTAACTTCTATTAGAATCATCTTCCCATCACTATGCCTAAACCCTGTGATATCTGGCCAACCTTTAGGTGCTAGTTTTATTACTGTCCCAAATTTTGTTTGTACAGTTCCAGCGTTGCTTCTAAACACAGTGCATCCGTGTCTAGCAACTGCAACCATAATATCGTTTTGAATTTTTTGTTCTAAAGTCAATCGTAAAATCCTTTCTAGTGTAGTCACTAAAATATAGTAGTTCACTAAATTAATTTTTTAGTGATACAGTAAAACTCTATTAAATCAAGTTTTCTTTAAAATGTAGTCATTATGTAATCACTAAAAAAATCTTTACAAACGTTGCTATATCAACCTTTACAGACATTTTAGTCTGTAGTCACTAATTTTAAACTTTTTGGAAAAACATCCAGGATATTTTTCTAATCTTCCCACCCCTTACCCCTGTATATTTATATACTTTATATAATATATTTATGTATACAGTAACTACAGTTGTAGTATATCCTTGATATATAGGCGTTTTAGCGTAGTCACTAACATTGAATTTTAGTGACTACATAGTGTCAACAATGCCTACACTTTTTTATATCCCCGTTTAGGAATCCCGTTAATTCGTTTTTGAGATGGCTCCCATTCTCTATGATTATCCATAATGTACTTAATCTTTTTGGCCAACTTTCGATTCTTGATTAAGTTCTCTTCTCCAAGTTCTTTAGCTATTTGAGATGATGTTATAAAAGTTCCTGGCCAACCTGCTAGTACTTCTTCTATTTGAGTTTCAGCCTCATCAATGTACATAAAAGACTTTCTATTTTTTTCAAGCACCTCATTCTCTTCATCTGATAACATGAAATTAAAGCCTTCCTTGTAGTAGTGGACACATTCACCCCAGAATTGCTTGATGATCTCTGGTGTTAAATCCGTAATAGGACTTTTAATTTGTCTACGTTTGTTGGCCATGTTTGGCATGAATCTACGCTCCCCAGTTTTATCTTTTAAATATGTTGATTCGTTTGTTGTTCTGGCAATGACAAAATTCTTAGGTCTTCTAACTGCACTTCTGCCATAAGGTGGTCTGTACTCTAATTCTTCAGATGAAATGAATTTCTTTAATGTTTCAAAATCTGAATTGTTAGTAGCTGTCATTTCATCATCATTGACAATTAAAGCTCTTTGCATGTTCATATAGCTGTCCTTGTCCTTAAAGTCTGTGAACTGGTCTGTATACCAACCGTTTGAAATTTTCTTTAAAAAAGTGGTCTTACCTACACCTTGGCCACCAACTAGATCCAACACATAATCAAACTTAGAGTTAGGATTAAAAACTTTAGCCACTGCTCCAACGAAAAATATTTTAGTCTGCAGCGTTGTCACTTCACTGATTTCAACCCCTAAAAATTCTGGTAGCAATAATGCTACACGTTGTTCTCCGTCCCATTCTTTTTCAGCTTCTTCTAGGTATTTTTTGACAGGATTATATGAGTTACTTTGAGCGTCGTTACTAACTGCCATATGCAATAGTCTTTCAGTAAAAAGAACCCCATACTTATCTTCAATGTATCTAAGAATGCTTGAAATATAGTTATCCTCAACATATCCACATTTTATGTGTAACTGTGGAATACTTTTTACAACTTCATCAGCAAACGAAAATTCGTTATATGCAAATGTTCCTTTGAGAACATCATCTTGCTCTAAAATCAATCCGATATTGCGTAAAGAATTAGCTTTGATAGTTCCACTTTGCGTCATTGTGAATGGAATTGGCATTTTTACAACGTTTGTTGACTCTTGGTTCTCTGCTTCTTTGATTGCATCATCAACACTCATATTTATCCGCCTCCATTCTTAATTTCTCTATTTAAGATTGATTCAAACGTCCTATCTAGCTCCTTTTGTGGTAAAGGATCATTTGAATTTTCATTTGCTATATTCACTAACTTGTAAGCTAATCGTGGTTTAACTGATCTAAAAAATAATGCTCCACATAAAGCAGCCAAAGCTTTATTTCTTTGACCCTGATCACCTAGACCACTTGCTATTGTTTCTAATACATCTGTAGTTGAATTACGTTCTCTAGTTAAATTTAAATCTTCACTAACTCTATTAGGATGCCCCTTAGTAGCTCTAGATTGATTAATAGTTCTAATCAAATTTAATGGAGCTTTGACAATTGGATTTTTATTTTCCCAAGAATATCCTTCACTAGGTGCAACTACTACATAATTATTAGGATGTGCTTTAATATCAATTCCAGGTTGCCAACCTATCATCTGATGTAGTGTCATCTCGTCTCTTTTAAGATAAAATAACTGCTTACCACCATGTTTAGTGGTTTGAGATAGTGTTTCTGGAAACCAGTCTTTAGGCAGTTGGTCAAACGAATTAAAACCATCTGCTCCATTCTCGTGTCTATCAATATCCACTACAAAGAATTTATCAGTTTTTAAAGCTATACTTGCAGTTGGATATTTTCTCCACAATTTCTTGATTTCATCTACTGTTAAAGCTGGTCTATCAGCAAATTTAATCAATGGCTTTTTATTTAAAAGTGGTAGCACACTCATTCCTTTAGCTTGATATGCCAGTGCTACATTTACTAAATTCTTCATAGCAAATCCTTTCTAACGGGCATCTCACCCGTTCGGTAGTCTAGAGTTACTGCTCTAATTAGCCTTTAGAATGGAACGTCGTCATCATCAATAACAATTTCATCTGGTTCTTCTGCTTCTTCAAAATCATAATTACGATATGGATATTGTGGGTTCTTCTTGTTTTCGCTAACTGTTAAATGCATTAAAACAGTTCTACCTTCAGCTAAAGCCAATGCATTAGCTAAAGTTTCAATATCTTCCCAATCTTCATCTTGAAGTTCAATTCCTGAATTAGATGCTAATTTAGCAATCAACTTAATGTTTCTTCCAAGCATTGGATTAGTATTACCTTTAGCAGTTGTTTCGTCTAAACTCAAATTAACAAATTCTTTTTGGCCAGCATGTTCACCATCTAAAACTTGTACTCTGATTGATAATTGCTCAGAATCCCATGGAGTATCTTGGTTCTTGATGTTGTCAATCATTACGATATAATCTCCTGAAGGTAGTCCTTCAAAACCATTTACATTACCTTTCTTTGTGTCAAATCCTTCTAAAGCCTTTGCTGCTGCGTCTCTTAATCCCATTATTCTTTACCTTCCTTTACTTCTGTTTCGATTTTGTCTACGATTTTCTTTTGTTCTTTAATTGGAGTTTTAACAGGTTTGTCAAATACTCCTACAACGTTATCTAGGATTCTTAAAATATCCTTGTCATCAATTTCTTCACGTACATAATGTGTACGTCTATCAGTAACTCGTCTGATGTAGTTTTTGCCTCTACGTTTGGTTTGTATAACTAGATCACAGTTACCATTAACAATGTTGTAGTACTTAGTTTTGAGACTAGGTACTTCAACATCACTGTCTCCTTCTTTGGCAACTCTTGAGATATAAACAACGTTCATAGGTAGTGATTTAAGCTCTACTACAAAGCTTTGTAGCACACTGTTAAATGCTGAATAACCTTTACCATATGGAATATCAGCTAAACTTTGAACGTTATTCTCATAACAAATAGCTTGTTCAATCATGACTGTTAGATCATCAATAACGTCGATTACGATTGTCTTATAACCAGGATTTCTAGTTTTAAGCTCTAAGATAATTTCGTCTAATTGATCAATTACAGAACGTTTAAGTTTCCCTTGTGCATCTCTAACGTTTGATAATTGAATATCTTGAGCTGGAATCATTTCCGAATTACCGTCAGTGTTTAAAAATAGTGGTACTGGAAATCTCTCAGCTAAATAAGATTTACCTGACATGGTATCCCCAAAAATGAAGAAGTTTCTAGGAATTCTTCTAACCTTTTTCTGTCTATTAAGTGGTGGTAAAATCGACACTTTAATCATTCCTTTCATTTGATAAAGCCACGTTGCTTAGCATAGAAGTAAGCCCACCCTGGTTTATAGCCTTTCAAATCTGCGTAAGCCTTAACTTCAGCGTAATTCTTTAAGTCTGAAGGTTTCTTGTCTACTACGTTATTAGCGACTTTATCATTTATGATCTTTTTAAATATTTCTTTCCTACGTGCTACAACCTTTTTCAATTCTGCTTTATCAACTACTTCAATTTCTCTTTCTTCAACTAAATCAGCCCCACAAAACGGACATTTATTACCGTTCCTGTAGAATGTTGCAAAACAACTAGGACACGTTGATACTGGTTGAATCTTAGGTCTATTACCTTCTTTTTGCTTTTTAGTTCCTTCCAAGCTCCAGTATCTATCTTGAGTAGGTAAACCAAATCTTTGAACATTTCCAACTTGATCAATGATAATAGCAGTTTTGCCTGCTCTAGGATTCATTGACCGCATTGCAAATTGCAGATACAAAGACAATGATTTGGTTGGCCTCAGCATGATTACACAATCAACATTTGGTAAATCTAGCCCTTCAGTAAATAATTCAGCATTCGTAACTATCCTTACCTTTCCGGCTCGATAGTCTTTGATAATTTGGTCTCGTTCTACTTTAGGAGTAGTGCCAGACACTGCTTTGGCCAAGATTCCTTGCTGACAAAACTGCTTAGCTAATCTCTCAGCTGATTCAACATTATATGTGTAAGCTATTGCTTGCTTACCTTTTGCTAACTTAAGATACTGGTCAACTGTTCGACCGTAAATCTTAGGCTTAAAGGCATCTTTAATTGATTGTTCATCATAATCACCAGTACGCTTAGTTTTTAGTTTTGAAGTATCTAAAGCAACTGGTGCATAGTAATCAACTGGAGCTAAAAATTGATTGTCAATCAACCATGAGATAGGTTTACCAATAATTAAGTCATCTGCTACATCTTCAAACCCTTCTCCGTTTAGTCTTACTGGTGTAGCTGTAAAAAGTAACTTTAAAGCGTCTGGGAACGTTTCAAGTATTCTACGATAACTTCTAGCTAGAACGTGATGAGCCTCGTCTACGAAAATGATAGTAGGCTCTGAAAGCTTATCTACACGTCTAGTAAATGTTTGAACCATACCTATTTGAGCTAAATTCATATCAACTTCATTAGCCTTGAAAGTTTTGATAACTTGATCCACAATCTCTTTTCTATGAACCACGAACATCACTCGATTACCTTTTTTAGTAGCACGTCTGGCAATCTCGGACATAATCACAGTCTTACCTGTTCTAGGTGGTGACTGAACGATTATGGAGTGATGTCCTTTTTTGACGGAATCATAGATGTTATTAATTGATTCCAATTGATAATCTCTCAACTTGAACATTACTTAATCACTGTTCCTCTGTTTGGCTTAAGATGAACACCTGGCACTTCTTGACCATCCTTTAAAACCTTATATAGTTCTTTCTTGTCAGCAGTGACTTCTGTTTTAGTTTGTTTAAATTCTTCTGGTAAATTATCTAGACTATCTACAATAACTGATGCCTTATAATTTCTAGGTTTTAAAATGTGGTTTTCAGTTTGCAACTCTTTAATACCAGCATCATCCAATGCTCGTGTCATGTAGTCTTGCAAGGATCGATTTAAGTTGTTGAGTGATGTTTGCTTTGCTCTTAAATCTTTGAGTTTTTCAGACAACCAATCTAGTTGCATTTTATTTTTCTCAATCCAGTAAGCAATATTATCTAATTTCACATCTCTTGCATCAGCAATAGCTTCAAGCGTATCAGCCAATGTAGTTAAATCTAAGTCTTCACGTTCTTCTAAGTCTCTGTATGTTTGATTCAATTCAAATAAGTTCATTACTTGGTTCCTCCTATTGGTTTTAATAGTTCTTCTAATGCTTCTCTATCATTAAGTTCAAGGTCAAAATAATTAAGTTGATAGAAAGCTCTTATTACTAGAAATTTCTCAACATCACTATCTAATGTTTTCGTGAAATTGAATAATGTGTTAAGATTAATGTTGTTAATATTTTTGTTTTCAGTGGTTGCCGCCACTGAATTTTTTTGTTCTGCCACAATCTCACCTCCTTTAAATCATCATTTCTTCAATGATCCAGACTTTGCCACTGCCACACACTGGGCAATGTTCTACTTCATCAGCATCCATTCCATAGACTTCAAAAATCACATTGCAATTGTCACATTTAAAACGACCACCGTCGTCAACGTTTAAAGTTAAATCTTCCATGTCATAATTCTCCTTTAATCAAAGAATTCTCCTTTTTTAATCGCTATAACAATTCCGTGCAGTGCATATCCAGCAAGAACTGATAGTCCAATCAATGTAAAATAAGCTGCATTCGTCAATTCAATCATCTTAATCATCCTTTCTTCTTTTATTCCATCTATACAAATCAACGCAACCTGCGTATACTATGCATAGCAGAATACCGTATATGCACCACATATCATTTCCTCCATGTAAAAATATCCTTAATCCAACTAACCAAAACAAAAATTATTACATAAGCTATACACGCTACAATCACTGCTAGTATTGGTTCCATTAGGTCACCTCTAATTTCTTTGTTTAGATTTCCATATTAAAAATTGTTGAAAATATTCTTCTATTATCCAAATTTCATGCGTTGTTACTTCGACATACCCTTCCGAAAATCTAGATACTTTAAACTCTTTCATTCTGGCTTGATAAACCGAAGGCGAATATTTGTACTTTTTTACAAAATCTTTCTTCCGCAACATGTTATAGTATTCCACATCACTCACCTACCTTATTTACCTTAATAAGCCTTCATCTTTTCTAACGTTGATTCACTTGGTTCCCAATTAACTAATGCTTCTGCAATAGCTGTAAAATGCTTCTGTTTGATCAATGTTCTTGCAGGAACTCCCGCAGCTTTTAAAATTGCATTATTTAAATCCCATCTCAACAAAGCAACTTGGTTTTTGTTGTAAATTTGATGTTGACTAAGATATCGATCTAGCTTTTGACCAATCTTTCTAGATAACACTTGATAATCTTTGGAAGATATTGGTGTGTTATCTTGAACATCTTTTGTTTCTTGCTTAGCCATTGCTAACTTAACTTGATGTTCTTCTTGCTCTTCAATCCAACGCTTAGCACGCTGGACTGGATCAGTAATCATATATGAATCTTGCCTTTGGATGACGTATCTCATATTGAAATAGTTATCCACCAACTCGTCATAGATTTCCCAAGCTTTATCATCTTCAAGAATTTTGAGTAACTTGGCATACCCACGTTCTGATAAGAGATAGATGTTGTTGGAATTGCCCCATTGAGCTTTAGTGAATCCATAATCTAAAAACAGGTGATTTGAAATCACTTGTTTTAAATCAAGTAAATCTATACCATTTTTAAAACGTCTTATATTGTTATTAATCAATCTATTTACTTCTTTAACTTCTTTTCCGTGAATTAAAGCTATATCTTTAACTAGTATTGATTTTTTATTTTTACCAAAACCACCCTCGATTCCAGTGAATTCAAAATTTCCAATTTTTTCAGTTCCTAGAACTTTTAACTCATTCATTATGTTCAGTCCTTTCTAATTTAATTAGTTTATTTTGTTATTTTTATTCTTTTTAACTAATTTAAATAGTTAAAAGCTGTAAAAAAAATTTCTTCCTTTGGGACGTGGAAGTAATCTTCTATTTTTTGCATCATAGCAGGTCTAGGAACGCTTTTCCCACTTTCCCAAGTGGATATTACTTTTTGATTCGTTCCTAAAATTTCAGCTAAATCTTCTTGTGTTAAATTATGTTCAGCTCTCAAAACTTTTAATTTTGTAGCCATTTTTAATCATCTCTCTTTCTATTTATCTTTTTTCTTCAATTCATCTAACTCTTTTTTTAGTTGTTCTTGTTCTTTTTTTAATTTCTTGATTTTGTTATCAAGATAAAAATCAGTCATTTTGCTAACAATTACAACTACTAAGATTACATATAATAATGCTGTATTCATAATCGTTATTATGTTATGATGAGGGTGCCACAAATTAAGGGGCAAGCCCCTTTCATTGTGGTTTAATCAGAACTTTAATGTTTTCGTCTATATCTTAGTTCTGATTTTGTTTTTTTATTTTCTAGTCTTAGTTTTTCGACTTCTAGATATTTCTTATATAGATTTAAGAATATATCTGTTATGAAGTAGATAGCTAAGGCTATTTTTATTACCTCATTCATAACTCTCTCCTTTCTTTGATTGTTAAGGTCTCAATCAACCTTACATGTATATAATATACTAATTAAATTAGTAAATCAAGTCTTTTTCGTTATATTTTTCTATTAATTTTAGTAATACTAATATAGATAGAATTTAAGTTCTAAAAATAGTAAAATACTATTAGAAATACTAATTAAATTGGCGGTGATATTTATGTTAGGAAATAATATTAAAGAATTAAGAAAAAACAAACGTATGACGCAAAAAGATTTAGCTGAAGCTATGAAAGTATCACAACAAACAGTTGGAGCATGGGAAACAGAACGTGCAATTCCTGGCGCTGATACGTTAAGTGAATTAGCTGACTACTTCAACGTAACCACCGACTACTTGCTCGGGCGTCCTGAGAAAAAAGATGATAATACTAAAACAGCTGATATTGATGATGATGATGTTATTTTTACATATGAAGGACGTCAAATTCCAAAAGAAGATTTGGAACTTATACGTCGTATTATGAGAGGAACTAGAAACGATATTAAATAGAGGTGGTCTTATGAGAAGTGATATTAAAGATTACTTATATAATATCTGCAATAAAGAGAATATTAGAGTTGTTTGGTTAGAAAATCTATCTCCATATACTCCACCCTCTGCTTCTTTCGAACATAGATGTATCGTTATGAATCCTAACTGGCATAATAAGTTTGAATTCACGTTTCAACTGGCTCATGAAATGGCACATATTTTACGCGGTGATGAAACTGATATGTGTTTCTATGACACATCTTTCAAAAATAAAGCTGGAATTGAATACCAAACTAATTTAATGGCGGTTAAGATTCTAACACCTTTTTATTGTAAGGAAACTGAAAAGGAAGATGTTAATGTCTACAGTTTCATGAATTCTTATTGTATTCCAAAATATTTAGACGAGGCTATAAAAGAGGAGTTTATCGGATATTATACTGGTTAATATATGACCAATAATTTGAAGTCATTAAAAGCTAATTAGAAAAATAAAACTCAGGGAGAGATTTTATATGAAAAAATTCAATGTTATTACTATTTCTTTGTTATCACTAAGCTTACTGGGTGCCTGTTCGAATTCAAATTCAAATGATAAATCTAGTTCTTCAAGTATTAAGTCTGAGAAAAAAGCTACATCCTCCAAAGCTGCTAGTTCTAGCGTTTCACCCACATCATCTAAAGAAGAATTAAAAGCTGAAATCTCTACACCTATGACTAAAGAAAATTACCAAAACTTAGAAGATGGACTTCTAGAAGCTGCAAATGTCGATGATATTCACGATCATTCTGCAACTATGCAGGGAAAATTGAATAAATTTAATGTTAGAGCAAATAATATTTTAAAACAAAAAATTAGTAAGAAAGATTTACATAAAGAAAAGAAGTTTTTAACTCCTTCCGATTACCAAAAATTTAAAGAATATTCTAATAATTTAGATGATTACTTATCTGCTTTATATGATTACGCTGTAAAATATCAATCTAATACTCCTGTAATAAATGACGATAAAACATCACAATCAACAAAAGATGATTATCAAAAAGAATTAGATCAATTTAAATCTAAATTTGATAATGCTAAAGAAAAATGGTCTAGCTCATATGATTCAATTATGAATAGTTAATTTTTAAATAAAGGAGAATATTATTATGGATTTAGAAACTATTATCAAACAGCTAGAAAAAGCAAATGTAACTGATACATTTGGAACTAAAAAAGAAATTAAAGCCCTACCCGAAATAATAAATGATGATGAAACTATCCTATATGCAACTAGTGGCTTTTTTAAAGGCAATACAGTACTAATTGTATGTACAGATAGTCGCATATTATTTATAGATAAGGGTTTGATTTATGGTGTTAAATCATATGAGATTCCTTTAGATATGGTAAATGGCGTCTCATATTCAATAGGTTTAGTTTTTGGTAAAGTTTCTGTTATTAACGGTGCAATTACTAATGAAATAGACAATATTGACAAGAAAACTGTAAGTATTTTAGCTGATACCATAAAAAAAGCTGCTAATGATTATAAAAACAAATTAAAACAATCAACAATTAGTACCAATGCAAATATAAACACAACAGACCCGGGTAGCATTACACAACTACTTAATATTAATTCAGAAATATTACACGAGTTAAGGGCAATTAGACATTTGTTAGAAAAAAATTCTTAATTATCAAATAAAATTAGTGAGGAGATCTTATATGAAAAAGAAAAAAATGAAATTCATTACTACTACCCTACTATTTATGAGTTTATTAGGTGCTTGTTCAAACTCTAATTCAAGCTCTAAAACTAGTTCAGAGTCTTATAAATCTAGCTCGTTAAAAGCTAAGAAAGCCAAAGAATCATCAAAAAAGAAAGCTGAATCTATAAAAAAGGCTAAAGAGGAATCAAAGAAAAAAGCTGAAAGCAAGAAAAAAGCTTCCGAATCTAAAAGAAAAGAATCCGAAAGTAAAGCTTCATCTGAAAGTGCATCTATAGCTGAAAGCCAAAGTAGAGCTAGTGAATCTGAAAGCATTGCAAAAGCTAGTTCAGAGTCATTAGTTTCTGCTCAAGAAAATCAAAGTAGCGATACTAATTATGATAATAACGGGAATGATAGTAATTTTCAAAATACTGATATGAATACTGCTGATACTGGTAAGATTGTAGGTAATGTTAACAGTCATATTTACCACGTCCCTGGTCAACATGGATATAATATGAATTCTGCCAACGCTGTATATTTTAACTCTGAACAAGATGCAATTAATGCTGGGTACAGGAAAGCTTTGAGGTAGTTAATATGAGAGGATATATTAGAAAACCATCGTTAAAAAAATCTTTCAAAGCAGCTACTACTGCTAAGTATAAAAGAAGATTAAAGAAAAAATTAATCCCTGGTTATGGAACTCGTACTGCAGGATGGTTACATCCTAAACGTAAAATTTACAATAAAGTATATCATCGTACATCAAAAAGTTTGTGGGATTTATTTAAGTAATATAAGAAACGTAAAGTGTCTGACAATCTACAGGTATAGATAGTTACGATCATCAATTCGTTTCTGAATTAGTTGATTTGGCAAGGTTACATAATGAGAGATGGTATATATATCAAGTATACGGTGCTAAACACTACAATTAATTGTGACCAATTGATTTGATGTCACTAAAAGCTAATCCGAAAAATAAAAATCAGGGAGAGATTTTATATGAGAAAAATTATTAAGTATAATAATTAATATATTTTCTAGTATAATTTTAGAAAAAAATCCATATTAAATTTGCTATTAAAATAAAATATTTTGGAGATGATTATAATGTCTGACGAAGGAAAAGTTATTAGTTTTATTAACATGAAAGGTGGTGTCGGGAAAACGACACTCACAAAGGAAATTGGTTATCATCTTGCTATGGTTAAAAATTTAAAAGTTTTATTGATTGACGTAGATCCACAAATAAACTTGACTCAGTCAATATTTAGACGTTTCGGGTATGCTCCTAACTCTAAAATAGCACAGTCAATGAAGAAAGCAGATGAAAATAACAATACTGTTGACAGTAATAAAGACAGTGTTAAAATTACTAAAGATATTTCAATTACAAAAGCTTCTATCCAAAACATTATGAATGGAAATATTTCAAACGAAAATCCCTTAGAAGATTATAACAAAGCAGTAGTTGAAATCCCAAATACAAATTTAAGTATTATACCGGGGGAGTTCGGTCTAGACTTTACTACCAGAAACTTAAATGGAGGACAATTAGAAAATGGACTTTTTAACTTTATCGATAAAAACAATTTAAAGGATAAATTCGATTTTATCTTAATAGATTGTCCACCAACATACTCTTCCTATACAGTTTCAGCTCTTAAACCAAGTGACTTCTATGTAATTCCTGTAAGACCAGAAGCCTATTCTTTACTAGGTGTTAGCATGCTAGAAGAAGTTGTTAAATATATTAAGAGTGAAAATGAGATATATTTTAGAGGTAGAGATTTAAAAAATCTAGGAATTATAATATCAGGTGTCAAAAATCCTGATCGACAAGGAATTGAAAATCTAATTACTGATATTAAATCTAGTGAAATATTAAGTAAAAATAATATTAATATTTTTGACAATAGGTTTATATATAATCCTGGCTTACAAAACGATATGGCTTATTTTATTGATGATTTTCAGGCAAAGAAAAAATCTAAGCCAAATTTATCAGACCTTACTGAAGAGTTTCTAAAACTTATTAATGATAATGAATCGGAGAGTGATAAAAATGACTGACGTTAAAACATTAGATAACATGCTAAAAAAAATAGTGAATTCCAGTTCAAAAACTGAAACAACTTCGCTACTTTATGCTACATATGCAACTATCATACTCTCTACTGAACTATTCAAATTAAATATAGATTTGGTAGATTTTTTAACACCTATCCTAAAAAAGTTGCAATCTCAGCCTGAATTTTCTCGGTTAAAAAGACCTATAGAGTTTAAAGAATATGTGTACAAAAGCCGTTCACTGATTATTGCACGCTTTATCAGAATCATACAGAAATCTGATGATAAATCTATAGATATCCTGATAGAAGAAGCTCAAGCATTAGTAAATTCAAAATTAAATAATCATCCTAAGAGTAAGAAAGATTCCTTAAAGCCTAAAAAAACAAGAAAAAATTCAGTTGATGAATTACTTAAGGAATTTGGTAGATACTAATGGAATATAAAACTGAAATTAGTGAATATAGGAAATTTTGTAAAAAATATTACCCAAAACACTATTCATTGAGATTTGTAGACAACAATCGTTCCGATTTATTAAAGATGTTTCAAATAATCAATTTATTTGAAATCCTTAAAGATTATGATGTAGCCACAAATGAACAACTGATTCCGCTATGTAAAATGATCTTAGTTACTCTTTTTGACTTATTATTGGCAATCCCTGCTGGTAATGAGTTGTTTATTTCTGCATGCATACGCCAATTATCAGAAAAACTATTGGAGTTAGTATATTCTGAATACTGTAAGCAAGAAAATCTACCTAAAGATAAGTTATTAAAATTACGCTATCGCGTTTTATGGGAAGACGGCATAAAAAAGTCTACAAGATACAAAAATCTACAATCTTCAGACAAACAATTATTAGATAATATTAACGAATTATTTAAAATAGGATCTGATACATTGCACTTTAAAAACGACTCTTCAAATACCGCTGATTACTTAGAAGAAATTATTTTAAATGGTGCTAGATTTAGTTTCAAAAAACTTGGTCAGCAAATACAAAAAGTACATATTTTTTGTATTGATCTACTTCCTAGAATATTGGAAATAGATTTCAATAAATTTTCTATGAATCAAAAAAATGAGTATATTAACTTAGTGAATTATCTTAAGCCTAAACCTTTTAAAGCAAATCGATAGTAATTTTTCAATTACACTACCGTCCAAAAAACTGATGACTTTAAAAGCTGATTAAAAAATAAAGGAGAGTTTATTTATGAAAGTAAATCTTTCTAACTCAAGCACTAATCAAGTTAAACAAGTCAAAGTAGGTTTTTCTTGGACTGTATTTTTCTTCGGTCTATTTCCACCTTTATTTAGAGGTGACTGGAAATGGTTTGGTATACTCTTGATCATTAATTTAGTAATAGGTATTCCGACTGTTGGTATTGGTGCAGGTATCGTTAATTTTGTTTTTGCATTCATTTATAATAAATTATATATAAACGACTTACTAGCTAGTGGATATGTTGCTTCTGACGATACTTCAAGAAAAATTTTAACAAGTAAAGGTTTTATAAAATAGTCTTTACAAAATAGCATGAATAATAGATATGGTTGTTGCAAAAAAATGCAATAGTCACTTCTTATCACTAAACCCGTCAAATTGACGGGTTTAACTAGAACTAAAAAAGAACATACATTCTAAGGAGATAATTAATATGTATTTTCAAAAAAGAAATGACGTCTATAGATATTATGAACGTTATATAGATCCATATACACAAAAAAGAAAAACTGTAAGTATTACTTTATCTAGTAATTCAAAACAAGCACAAAATAAAGCTATGAGATTACTTAACGAAAAAATAAGGAACAAAACGGCTTTAGCTAACGACAATATTATTGAAGGTAAAACATTAGCTAATCTGTTTGATGAATGGTTTCTAATATATAAACAACAAGTTAGAAGGACCACTTATTTGGCAACAGTTGCAAATATCCAAACTCTATTAGGTGTCATCAATAAAGATACTTTATTATCTCAGCTTGATTCATCAATTTTAAGTCGTTCATTTGATGAGCTACTATTCAAACATGATTTATCATCTAAGTATGTTTCCATCATAAAAAGTAAGCTAAATCAGGCTATTAAATTTGCTATAAAACAAAATTATTTAAAAGATAATCCATTAGATAAAGTTGAACTTTCGCCTAAAAAATCTAATCATGGTACTAAAATAAAGGATAAATTTTTGGAAAAGGATGAGTTAACTAAACTCTTTGACTATATTCAAAAAAAGCACCCTAATTACGTTCCAATTTTTCAATGGCTATATTTAACTGGTATGCGTGCTGGTGAGGCTCTAGCGTTAGATATGGATGATATTGAATATATTAACTGTAGTACATGTAACTGGAACATTAGAATATAAAAAAGTTAGTGTTACTGAACAGCACAAAACAGATACAACTAAAACTGCCGCTGGAATTAGAGATATAGACTTATCATCGCAAGCAGTTGAAATTTACCAAAAACAATTAGATAAATACGAATCTGGTTTTTTATTTCAAACTGCTAACGGAACCCCTTATCAAATATCTTCTTTGAATACAATTTTAAGAAATGCTAAAGATAAACTAGGCATTGACAAAAGATTATCCACTCATACATTTAGACACACTCATGTTTCAATGCTAGCTGCTTTAGGAGTACCGTTCTATGTTATTCAAGATAGAGTTGGTCATGAAAATTCTAAGATGTTAGAACAAATTTATTTGCATGTTACCAAAGAGGCCAAGTTAAATTTAAACTCCCAATTAGAGAAACTTTGA